TGAGACATATGCAAACCGTTGAGGAAAAGCTGTCATTGATGTTGAAAGGTCCAGTTCAGAGTCAATCTTTAGAGTTTTTTCAAGATATGAAAGTACATTATGAAACACTGATACAAATGTCCGTCCTTTTGTTTCGGTATCTCTAAGATAACCAAATCGGATAGCCGGAACCTTTTCATTTTTAGGCTCAAAATAAATAACTGAATAGAAATTACGTTCAATCTCAACAACCTCTTCAAAATTATTCCTTTGCTCCTCTGCTATTTGGGTAAATTCAATAGTATCCATACCAAGATACATAGTGAATTTAAAGCCGTCCTGAGGTGAACCATGATCCAGGTATTTAATCGGAAGTTTGACAATAAGATATTCTAGGATCTCATTATTGTATTCAAACATTATAGCTTCAGTAGATGTAGCAACAAATGGATATGGTTCCGCATTCTCAACTATTGGGTTAAACTCATCAAACTCAGTAATAAGAAAAGCATTCGGATCAGTATAATTATAATCAATGAGTGCATATTCAAGGAACTTCTCAAGTGACTTGTCACCCCAGTACCTTGCAATATACTCTTCCAGCTTCAGTTCTTTCTCTTCCGAGTCATCCGGGAACTCTATATCTCTCACTTCGGGTTGTTTGCGTGTAGCCTTCTGGAAAGGTAGTTTAGTTGAATTTAGTATGGCAGGCACCACGCTCTTTGTTATCTTTGTCCGCTGGTTGAACTCTTCATCCGACTCCCTTGTTATTATCTGATGAAGCAGTGTCTCGATTCCCTTGCCGGTGACCATCTTAAAATACTTATCCGCTAGTTCTGTCACCCGCTTGTAATCCTGGTGTGTTTTGTTGTTCTTGACAACCTCGGTTAACACCATCAATCCTTCTTCTTTTTCCATTGTTTGCTTGGCAATATTGGTAGTAACTAAAAAATTAGTTTAATTTTGTTATCAATTTATTCTCCTTTTTTATATCATCTTCCAGGTCATAAACCTTTTTTCTGACAGTCATAGACAGTTCTTTGATATTTTTGGCAGCCGCAAGCTCATTATTCTTTACCAATGCAACCCACATATCGAAAAGGTCAATGAGTTGCTTCTGTGCTTTAATAAGTTCATTGCGCCTGTATATCCTGTCATCCATTGTCGTATGATTTAAACAGGTCAGTCAAAATATAATCCATGCCATCAGATAAATGGCCATATTTCTGGTATTTCTCACCACTCTCCCGATCCGTCACGATGTGTTTATCCTTAGTACCATCTAAAGCCTGTTTCAGATACATTAAATCACCAATAAGATACTTACACGACTCATCAATGTTAATCCTGATAGGCTTTTTATCCTCAAAGATAGAATTTATGAAGTCACGGCGCTTAATGACAGGCGGATTACTCTTCATTGTTCTATCAGATCCGTTAACAAGATAGTTACGGAGTTTATAGTTAACAATCTCATAGTGATGCTTGAACTCTTTATTCATCGTGCTTCGTGCTTTACCGGATGCATCACCGTAATAGTAAAGCCCTGACCTGTGCTTTGTGTAGCGCAGCATGAACTCTTCGCACACCTCTTCCGTGGAGTTTCGCGGGTTCGCCAGGGCTATCTCATCAATACAATCAGCATACCAGATGTTATCTATCCCTTTTATCTGCCAAATAGATGCAGAGTTATAAGGTACGGTATTCTGATCAAACGATATATGAATAGGAATATCTGGATTATATTCTAATCTCTTAACGTGCTTTAACCTGTTGAATGAGCTGTAAAACTCACCTCCTGTGATTGCAAAGGGGTTAGCATAGATTAAAGCCTTACCACGCTCTTCTGTATTGTTCGCCAGAACGTTTTTTATATAGTTCTCACCCACATTATGTACATTGTGGTATGTGGAGCTTATCACTACCTTCTTATCCCCAAATTCCTTCTCAAAATACGTTTTATCACTATATATCTTTGCGCTTATCTCATCAATATATTTATCCAGTGTGAACCATGTATTGATCCAGTCAACCTTTGCAGGTGAGGTAAGAATATAAAGAGGGTTCCACTGCTGACTTATCTTACCGCAGTCTTTAATCTCATCATCGACAAGATAAAGTCCCGGCTGCCTGAGACGTGAGATAATAACCTCTTTAATGTCTTCTTCTCTTGAGTCTTTAGTCTCATCCAGTATTGACCATCCAAATTCTTTACCTGAGTGCGCGATAGCATTATCCAGTGACCCGGTGAAGATCAAAGCACCATTGCAGAATGAGATTATATTTGTAAACCTGTCAAAGTTACGTTTGCATTTTGTCCATGACTGAGGAGGTTCCTTGCCTGAGACATAGGTTCCTGAAGGATTTTCTTTACTCCACTCGGTTATTCCTGTTGATTCCCAGTATTCACGAATTCGGAATAGTGTCGAGGTATTAAGCTGATCGAAAGTATTTGCTGCCACAAAGCCACGAACCGAAGGAAATGCTGAAATCAAATGCCGTGAAAGTATTCCTCCAAGATGTGTTTTGCCGGAACCAACACCGGCCAAGAACAGATTAATCCTTGAAACACTCCTCAAAATACTCATCTGAGGCTCAGAGATTATTTGTTCAATCACTTCCATTCTTGGTTCGTATTTGGATTATCGGAAGCTGTGCAAGTATCTTCTCATCACCACTTGTCACATCTGTCTTTTTAGGAAGGACATATCCTAACAGCTTTGCATAAGCATCAATAAACTTTGCAGGATCATCTTTTAACTTATTGAACATCTCATTTACATTATCTAATTGACCCATAAGAATATTTTCAATCAACTCTTTTCCTTCTTTCGTAGTTCGATTGACAGCCCCTTTTGGCTTCACCCCTCTATGGCCTTTTACAAATGATCCTGCTGTTTTAGGCATAATCGCACATATATTATGTCAAATAGGATTCTTTCATCTTCTCGGTGGTCTTGGTCTGCATTTGCACATCACTTCTTATGTTTGAAATACTCAATAATTCGTAATCGCTTTACTGCCTTCTTCTTAGACATAGGTTTTGATAATTTCTTTCCTTTCTTGCTTACAACAATATATTTACTGCCTGATTTTCTTATCATGTCAGTCGTCTTTAGTAATAATAAGTACTATGATTAAAATAAGCACTAAGGCTCCGAGAATTATATAAACTACATCCATGACTAAGGAATTAGTTTTATTTTCCAAAGTTAAACTATTTATTTGTCAAATAAAAATATATTTTTAATATACAATGCTTCTCCCCAATTATCATTTGGAAGTTCTGTCACTCTGACAAAGCCAAAATGACTAAGGAGTATATCTATATCAGTAATCAAAGCACAGCCCTTATACATCTCTACCATATTTACTTCTGTGAATATCGCATCGATGGATTTAAGTGTTTTTCCGGCTCCTTTGAATACTTCCAGCTCGTATCCTTGTACATCCACATTAAGAATATTAAATTTGCTCTTATCAAATTCTATATTATCCAGCTTATCTATTTTTACTTTCTCTTTACCGTCAAACACTATCCAGGGATATTGATCCAGATGAGTTTCAGGTTCAAGAACAGAACAGCTCATGCCTCTGTTTTGCTTCTCAATAAACATATATACTGACCCTGTTTTATTACCTAATGCCATATTAAAACATCTGACTCCGGGATATGAATCTTTGACCGTATCCATTAACAGATCAAAATTGGCTTGTACAGGTTCAAATAAAAGTATGTTTTTTATTCCATCTTTGATATATCCTTCATATTCCTGCCCTTCATGAGCACCAACATGAATAATACCTCTGGCTTTTATCCTGTATTCTGTGAGTTCCTTTAACATATTCTTACACTTTCCGCTATCCCTTTATTGAATTTTGCAATCATCTCTTCACGAGGTATCGAGACATGATCACCCCATCCTTTTTCCTTATTCACCTCTGCCCTTCTTCTGGCATGGCGTTCATTACGATCCAGAAGGAACTGCAAAGACAAGTTTCTCATGTGCAGAGTCTTTATCTCACTATTATCATCGATTAATACGTTACCATCTGGCATGGCATCATGACAACCGGGATAATAATTCATTTCTCTGATCTCTGAAGGGCGGAAGATATTCATCTTTGGATTTGGTGCCAGTTGTTCACGTCCCATATTTATCTCATCAAATATCTGGCCTTCTGTTGTCGGAAATCTTTCAGAAAACATATCATAAAATCTGGGTCGTATAATTGTCGCACTGGTTTTTAACAGGATATTAACAATATCTGCATGGTAAATAAACTCATCGGCATCAATAATCATAACCCAGTCGGCTTTTGATTCTTTCCAGCAGGTATTTTTAAGATATGTGAACCACTGATCATTGAGTTCGTCTT